TAAACCATGTTAAATTCTGACTTGAAATATAATTATTAATTGAAGTGTTCTGAGCATTTATGTAATTTGTTTGACTTGTATTCTGGGCAGTCATTGCATTTATCTGGCTTGTATTTTGAATATCTACATAAGATTTCATAGAATCGTTTATTGTTCCTGCTCGATTATCTATTGTAGCATTTAATTTTGTTTCACTAAAAGATAAAGTTGCCCCATCAAAACTAAAATAATCTGAAACTATTGTCCAATTAAATAATCCATTAAACCATTGAAAAGTTGCATTTACTCCATTGTTAATACTATAAACATCTCTAAGGTTAATATCTGATTGTGGCGTCCAATCAGAAGCAACTAAAGATATTGATAAAATTATCAAAACAGAAAAAATTAAATAATTATATTTCATTCTTAACTCCCATGATTATATCTTGATTAGAATATTGATAACCATATTTTTCTGCCAATAAAGATTGAAAGAATTTAATCCAATACTTTCTATTAAAATTAGTTTTTACATGACAAGAATTACATAAAGAAATACAATTTTGAGGAATTGATAATTTTTTATCATAATTGATGTGATGAATAGCAAACGCTATTTTTAATTTTTCCCTGTGAATACCACACAACATACAAATTTGATTATCTCTTTTTCGGATTGCTCTTTTGAATTTTAGATTGAAAGATTTATCATAGGGTTCAAAAGATATTCCTCCTTGCCATAAGGGATGTTTTTCTAATTTATGGTCTTTATGATATTCACTATTTTTCATCTTTGTAATAGATTCTTTTGTGTGTGTTTTACCGAAAAAATGGTTCTTTTTACCAACTCTCAATTTTGATGCTTTTATCGTATTTGGATTTACATATCCTTTCTTAAATTCTGTTTTTGGAGAATTGTGCATCCCTTTATGGCTTTCAATTAACTTTTGCCTATGTTCTTCTGATATTTTCTTTCCCAACTTGCTTTTATTCATTTTACTTGTATCTTTCACTTTCCAATGTTTTCCTTTTGTTCCCATTATAAAATGTAGGGGCGAGGTCGTAAAATTCCTTGTGCTTTTGCAGTTCCCATTAACCTATCCCTCTCTTTAATTAATTGTGTGGCTGTTTCTCTCCACTGAGTATAAGGCTCTCCTTTTTGTGTACTAAACTCTGACATTGTATATCCAACAATATCTGTATAAGATTGTCCGACTATTCTTGCTACCAGTGCAATTGAGCAAGTAATATTCATTAACTTTTTGAAGATTTCATTTATTTCTAATTTGACTACTTTACTTCCTGACTCATGCGCGAGCACTAATTTGTCCACTACAATTGCACTATCTCCTGGAGTAGCATTTATTTGAGCAACTTCTCTGTTTCCATCCATTCCATAAATTTCTACCCAATCATTATCTTCAAACCCTGTAATGCTTGCTAAGGCCACACTCACAGACGTCCCGGCAACTTCTGCTGCACTTGTGGTTGAACTTGTTGAACTCTCTTCGACAAATCCATAAATATATTTTATCCTAATTTTTTTATATCCTGTTTTAAAATTATTATTTGTTAAACCTTTTGTATCATCTAAAATTATTTTCCCACTTTCTTTGTACGCATGCACATAAGAAGGATCTTCTACATCTCCATCGATTGTTAATTCTCTTACTGCCAATAAAGGATTATGATCAACAAATATTCTTACTGTTCCATTTCCATCTAAAAAATCAATTCTTTCTGTTGGAGTAAATTTTGTATTAAAAAATCTTTCAAGTTGTGGTTCTACTTCTGTAATTATTGAAGAAACATCATCATCAGATATTTCCGAACTGCCAATTCCACTGGTTCTTCTAACCGAACTTATATCAACATAATTTCCCATTATGAATTCACCGCGTGTTTAATTATAAATATTGCTGCTATTGTAAGTGCAGTCAACCAAGGGTATTGAATCTTTTGATGAAATTTATATCTTTTTATTTCAAACAATGTTTTAACTTGATTTTCATACAAGCAATCTAATTTTTGTTTTGAAGGTAAAGATCTAAATTCTTCAATTCCCACCATTAATCCATTACTCATATTCTTCCCTCAACTTTTTTTCAATATCATCTCTAAATGGAAGTTCATCATCATGTTCAATCGCTTCCTTTAATTTCTCTTCTGTTGGAAAAACCTTAATAATATCTTTCGCAGTCTTTTTTCCAATACCACCAATATCATTTAATTTTTTAGAATAATCATCTGTATTTTTATCTATATCTATCTGTTTTGTTTCAACTATTGTTTTTCCAATTTTTCCCTCAGTTACTTTTAGTTTCACATCTCCAACTTTTTTAAATCCATATACTAATCCAATGCTTTCTGGTAAATCTACTTCTTTCCCAGTTCGAATACTTGACCATCTATATCTATTTGGTCCTTCTGGAATTCTAACTTGAACGTCTTTTCCCTCATTTATGAATTTCATTATTCCTCCTCAACCATTACATTAACTGAGATAATATCTGCTGCTGTTCCTGATGCAACTGATAACTTAATTCTTCCATAAACCATAAAGGGTTCATAAACTTTCATTGCTGTAAACCAAGTCACTGTTTCTGCGCCAGTATATATACAAACTGGTGTTCTTGGATAATAAGTCTTGTCTGTGTTGGCTGCGGCTAAATCTAAGATTTTTTGATCCGAAGCTTCCCCATCTGAATCCAAGTCCACTGTACAAGTATTTGTTGGATAGTTAACTCCAACTGCAATAATTCTTCCTCTGATTGGTACACTATAAGCCGATGCTGTTGTAGCTCCTGCTGCAATTGTTGCTGATATTTTGTACTTTCTAATTTTTACCATTTGTTTTTTCTCCTGTTTAATTATTTAAGGTCCTAAGACCACCTTTTTTTTCCGAACTCAAAAAAAAGATAAAAAAAATAAAAATAAATTATTTGGTTTTTTTCTTGGAACTCTTAACTACTTCTTTTGGATTTCCTTTCCCATCACAAGTAGCACAATCGTAATCTCTTGCCTTTCCTGCACATTCTATACAATGAAATTTATCTGTCATTTTAACTTTGTCTTGTAATGATCGCATCTTCTTGGTAATTATTTACCATGAATACTGTTGTTGGAATAATTCCCCCTGTTACAGCTCCATCACCTAATGTTAATCCAGTATGTCCGTGCATATTATTTGAATATATACCTACACATCCAGTTAAGTCACATGATATATTGTGCGTACCATTACTTATTGCTGGATCACATGGAAATATGTTGTTATTCACAACCACTCCATTAACACCATCGCCTGCTCCTTTAAGATACAAATTACAATCTACATTTGCTGCTGGTCCACTGAAAACATTGTTTTCAATTACCCAATCTTGTGGCTGTGTATTGCTTGTTCCTACTAAAGATATGTCTGCCATATTCTTGTAGAAATTGTTTCCACCAATATAAACTTGCCAACAGTTTCCTGCTGATGTTGTATAAATTGCTCCACCTGTTTCTGCTCTTAATGTTGTCACTACACAATTCTTAAAATGGCATCCTACTATTGATGTTCCGAATGCACATTTAGTTGCATAATCATCATCCAATAAAATTCCTCCACCTGTTGATCCATATCCATTAAAACCTAAGTTTGCAATTAAACATCCTGGTGCTCTAATTGTCAACATTGCTACTGCTCCTGCTCCAATCTTAATTTGTGGTAAACCTCCTTGAGTTCTTCCTCGACTAATTCCTATTAAAGATAAATTGCTTGTTGCTGCTGGAATTATAATTGTCTCAGCATAACTTGTTGGATCTCCTGTGAAATCTGTTAAGTCATTTGCTGTGATAAAAATAGTATCTCCTGGTCCTGCCAAAGTAACTGCTGCTTGAATTGTATCAATCGCAGTATTCCAACTTTTTCCATTGTTTCCAGATACTCCATTTGTTCCATCAACATACCAAACAGCTCCTTCTCCAATTGGAATTCCAGAACCCTGACTAAATGTCACTTGCTGGTCCCATGTATACGGTCCGTTCCTATAAGGTGGACTCGCTGGGTTTCCTCCTACTGCTTTTAATCCTTGTCCCATTTTATTATTGAGACAGATTAGTAAGCAAAGATTACCAATGTTCCACCCTTTGTATTTGCTGCTGATCCTGAGCTTGCAAATGTCAATACTCCTGATGCTACTGATGTTGTTCCAAGTTGTGTTCCTGCTGCTCCACAAGGGACTGTTACACTTCCTGCTGTTGTTTCAACAAAACCAAGAACTCCTGCGCATTTAGTTGCACCGTAATCTCCTAAATCTACAACCAATTCGTCTGTTCCCCAGACAAATGTTGCTGGAACTCTTACTTGTAACATTTTTACTCCCATTGCTGGTACTATGTCTTTTACTACTACTCCGCTTGTTGTTCCGTCTGTAAATGTTTCTGTCATTTTTTTTAACCTCCCGTTATTTAATTTTTGATTCGTGCGTGAATCACCCGACGGACTCCAGGAGGGCCGTTCTCCACTTTTTTTGCTTAGAAAAAAAGATTAAAAAATATAAAATAAAAAATTACAATATATCGTCGATGAAACTATTGAACTTATTGTTTCGCATGATAAGCGCTTCGTAGATTTTCAACATAAACTTCTGCGAATCATTAGTTTTTGCTAAGTCTTCGTAAGTCATATCTTGAAGAACTCTCATCTCGATGTAATCAGTATCTAAAAAGTAAATCTGCTTTGCGCCAGATGTGTTTGATAAATACATACTTGGGATCACTGGTATTGGTCCAACCATTGTTTGAAGCACTATTGCAGCTGCAACTCCGAATGGTAATGTTCCTGCCAGGTCACTTGGATTATATCTAAAAGTATCAATTATTATCTTTCGAATATCTTGAACTACTGAACTTGATGCTATTGCGATTTTTGGTCTTCCACCATCATCGAATGCATATCGTACCGCTGTCTCAATATCGTCCCATGTCATTGCTGCACCATCTAAATCAACTACATTTTCTGTACTTTGTAATGTTACAATTCCATCAAATTGTGTTGAATCTGTGCTTGCACTTCCATTAACAATTAAATTCTCTTCGAGTTCTCTCATCTCTCTTGCTTTCATAATAACTTCAAGTTGTTTTGCATTTGGTGCACCTACTGAACTAAATGGTGAGCCTCCACCTAAGCCTTCTCCTGCTGGTTGAAAACCTTCAAGAATGTAACTTGGCATTGCTGCTTGCATTTGGCCTGTGGTTCTACCTACTGCGTATAAAAACTTGATTCCTGTAGTTGCTCTTTCGTAAGTATCATTTGTTTCTGGTAATGCTGCGTCTTCTGCTGCAGTATATCCGCCACCTTTTGCAGTGATCTTGTTATAATCTGCTGTCATACCTTGATTTGTTACTCTTGCGATTAACTCTACCAATGGTGTGAACTTTCTTGTTACGTCAACAATTCTTGGATCTACATAGATTGGTACCATTGCGTATCCTGCTGTATCCTAAATCTTACCCTATGAAAATAGGGATTCTGCAAATTTTATTACTTTTTCAAAGTTATTATCATCAAGATTGGTGGTTATATCTCTCAATCTAAAAACTCGTTTAATCCTATTCACAGCGTCAATACCTTTCTCTTCCCACTCTCCACCAATACGATAACTATCTTCCACACACTTATGTTTAAGACCTAATTTAATTGCCTCTATTGCTATTGGCTCTCTTAACCAGGAAACTTCACAATAATTCTGGGAAGCAAGAACTCTCTGAGAACCTAATTTTAATCCAGGATAAGTTGTTTCTAATAAATTCTTTTTTTCAAGAAATTTTTCAATATTTATTTTTTCCGCCATATGAGGATCTTCTGCTATTGTCCTAAAAAAGAAATAAACCTTACACTGATTTTTAGTTTTATGGAATTTAATTGTAGCGTCAAGATATGCTTGTTTATATCCCACCCAATTTTTTGGGATATATTCTAACCACCCCTCACTCTTGGTTAATTTATCTAAAAAGAGTTTTGGAAGTTTGTTTACAGGACATTCCAGGACATATGCATGACAAGAAA